TGTGCATCTTGACCGTGATGTCCGCCGGCGCGCCCAGCTTGCGTGCGGCGCCCAGCGCGTATACCAGCAGCTGCTTGTTGTCCTTGGCGCTTACCGGGATGCGCCCGGTCTTTAGGTCGATGACGTGCAGCGTGTGGGACTCGGTCAGGACCGCGTCAGCGGTGCCGCCAAGGCTTGGGTGCAGCGACTTGAGGCCCTCGTCCACGTTGACCTCGATCAGGCGCTTACGCGGGTTCTCGACTAGGTTGTTGACGAAGTTGGCGTAGTCCTGCGCCATGTCTAGGTGGTCGGACTCCACGCCAGAGGACTTGATCTCGTCGTAGGTGTGGCTGGCGTTGAGCAGCATCTCACTCAGCTCGTGGATGTGGGTCCCGATGGCTGCGGCCTCGCCAGCCGGCTCGTAGGGCATCTGCGACTCCAGCGCTACCGAGCCGGGGCAGGCCATAAAGCGGTCGGCTCGTGAGGCCGATAGGCGTGCGTGCTTGCGTTGTGTGTGTTCAATCATTTTCTGACCTTTTAAATGCGGCGTCTATGGCCGAGCTGGCTTCGTTAAAACATTCGGAGAAGGCCATTGCAACCTCGCGGCTGGTGCATTCCTCAATCAGTTGAAGATTTAGCGCCAAAGACGTTATGGCCATTTGATAGAAGTCTTGGGTGTTTTTGTCACCTGCAAAGCTCACTACCATGACAGACGTGTTCCTAGCAATAGACTCAAACACATCTGCAAGGTGCTCGCACTTATTCCTTGCGCAAATGGCTTCTATCTTCTCGCGCAAACGTTTCATCTCAAACAGCTCTTGCTTAAGAAATTCTTCTTTTGAAGTCATGAGTTCACCTCGATCAGTTTGGTTAAGTAGTGCTGGGCCTTCTTCAGGTCCTCGAGTCCGCCCTTCTCGCGCCAGCGTGACACGTACTTGACGACGTTGCCCTCTAAGTAGCCAAGGCCGTTGCTGGCGATGTAGTCCCACGGCTGGATGGCCTTGTCCTTGTAGTGGCTGCCACCGACCTGCTGGCTGTTGGCGATGGCATTGAACGCCTCCTCCTCCTCTGGGGTGGAGACGGCATCGATGGATGGGGTTGTCTTTTTTTCGTAGACAACCTTGACGTGCTTTGGTTTCTTCTTGCGCATACTGACTCTGGCCACCGAGACAAGGTTCGCAGGCTCGTCTGTCAGGATGGCGATCTCGGCGTTGGTTAAGTCCGGGTGCTGCCTGATAACTGCGCGTAGCTTGCCGGTGCGGCTGTTGGGGTCCTTCTTACGTGGCATATCGTTTACTCCTTTAAATGATCTGATCGATGATGTTTAACTTCTGCAATACCTTGCCCAGCACTGTGTGGTCAAGTGATGCGCGGACCGTGAGGAGATAGATCAGCGGCCGGAACGACTGCTTGCTGATGTTCTCCACACGGCTGGAGGCCTGCTCCAGAGCTGATGTCTGCCACGTCGCCTCTACGAAGACGACGACGTCGGCAGCTGATAGGTCGACACCCTCGGACATCGCGGCGATGTTGCCGATGATGACCCTGGTGTCCGGGTCTTGTTGGAAGGCCGTAATGTGCAGCTCTCGCTGCTTGGCCGGTGTGTCGCCCGTGATGGTCACGGGGTTGTAGGCCTTGAGCTTGTCGGCCAGCTGCGCGACCACGTCCTTGTGGTGCGCGAACACGACGACCTTGCCCTCGGCCTCTAGCAGGTCGGAGATAAACTCAGCGGCCGGGTTGACCTTGCGCAGGCCCGCCTCCTTCATGACCTCGGCCAGCCCCTCGAACGCGAGCAGCGCGTGCGGGTTGGCCATCAAGGCGTCGGCGTCAAAGTCACGCTCGCGCCTGTCGACAGGCAGGTCGAAGGTGATCAATGACACCTGCGGGTCTTGGTAGTCGGTGAACACGTCTTCTTTCTTCCTGCGCAGCACGCTCGGCTTCATCATGGCCTTCAGCTCTGGTAGGTTTGACGCGCCGGAGACGTCCAGCCCCCAAGGCGCTGCCCACATCCGTGCGTAGCGCGAGGCGAAGTCGTAGTAGCTGCCCCGAAAGATGCCAAGGCCGTGCAGCAGCGGCCACAGCTCGATGGGGCGGTTGGGGATGGGCGTGCCGGATAGTGCGTAGACGTTGGGGATGACCTTCATCGCCTTCATGGCCACCTTGGTGCGCTTGGCCGTGTGGCTCTTGATGCGGTGGGACTCATCGAGCACCAGCGTCTTGTAGCGGCTGAATCGACTGGCCAGCGTGTTTGGCATCAGGTCGTAGTTGACTATCACCACGCTGGCCGTGTGCGCCTCTGCGGCCATCTTGCGCCCGGCGACGACGGTGATGTCTGACTCGTCGTGGCCAAGCGCCTTGAACGCGCGCAGCCACACGCTCTTGGCGATCGATGGGCACACGATCATCACCGGCAAATGGTTGAGCGCAGCGCTTGCGGTTGGCAGGGTCTTCCCAACGCGTGGCGCGTCGGCCAAGATGGCGCGCTTGTGCGTGAGCAAGAACTCACGGCTCGCCTCTTGGTGCGGGTACAGCTTCATCGGTTACTCGTTTTGTTTAAGAGCCTCGATTATGCACAAGAAAAATACTTCTGCAAAATGTTTTTTACTTGTGTTAGAGTTGACGCCTGTCATCAACCGATGGCGGTACATAAACCTTTAAACGATTGGAAACGACTATGTCTACACAAGTAACTACGGGCCGCGCCCGCTTCTCCTACTGCAACGTGGCGCAGGCACGCCGCAATGAGATGAACGGCAAGGATGAGTTCAGCACTCAGGTGCTGGTCCCTAAGACCGACACCGAGACCATCGCGGCCTTAAAAACTGCAGCCAAGCTGGCGCTCACTGCGAAGTTCGGCGACAAGATCCCGAAGACCGTGCGCAACCCCATGCGTGATGGCGACACCGAGACCAAGTCTGACGGCTCGCCGCTGGGCGATGAGTACGCAGGCTGCTACTACTTCAACACGAAGTCCAGCAAGAAGCCCGGCATCATCGACGCCAACGGGCGCGACCTGATCACGTCCGACGCCGTGGTGTCTGGTGACTTCGGCCGCGTGGCGGTCAACGCCTACGCATACGACGCCGCCGGCAACCGTGGCGTGGCGTTCGGCTTGAACCACGTCATGCTGATGGAGAAGGGCACGCCGCTTGGCAGCGCCAAGGTCTCTGCCGCCGCAGCGTTTGGCATCGCAGCGCCAGCCGCTGGGTCTTACGACGACGTCAAGTCGGCCGTAGAGTCTGACGACGAATGGTGATCTAAATGGCGCACAAAGATCCATCCATCCGCTACATCGCGACCTACGTTCCCCAGGACATGGTCGACGCTATCGACGCGGAGGCGAAGAAGCTCAAGCTGTCTCGGGCGTCAATGATTGCGGTGGCGATTGAGATGTATCTGGCTGCGCCGCTGCTTCTTGTTCACGCAAGAGACGCTCAAGAGCCTCCTGCAGGCCGATGACGCTGTCGTAGAGAGGCCGCACCTTACCCTTGCGCCAGCGACTGAGCTGGGCGGGTGAGATGCCGGCCTCTTTGCACACTGCGGCCATAAACAGGCCGTTCTTTCTGGCCACCTCGTGCATGTCGTCAAGTACTTTCATGGGCCATATTTTAACTCTGTAGTCAAAAAACCACTAGGGTTTGTCCTATATGTGCAACGCATCAGTTAATACACTACAATCGGTGTAACAGCTTTTTAAACGTAACAGGAGAAACGAAATGACTGAAGCAGCCTACAACGATATGACAGAAACCTACATGCGCTCTGGACGATATGACAGCAAGGGCCGTGAGATTGGCTACATTGTTGGCCTCAACAACAACGGTACAACTTTTGCCGCTTGGGTGCAAAACGCCCGCCGCGCAAATGGTGAGTGGAAAGAATATGGCGTGCAACAGCGGTCTAAGGCATTTAGCAGCCAAGACGCCGCAACCCGCTGGGCTTTCCAAACCGCCAATGAGCGCATCAGCAAGCTGTAATCGACACGGGGCCTCGGCCCCATCAGGAGAACACAATGAACTTCATCCAAGAGATCCTCGCGGCTGCTACGATTGCAGCCATCCTTGCCTTCCCAGCGTTGCTGGTTTGGTTCATCCTTTAATAGACTACAGTCGGAGTAACATATGTACAACCGTAAATCGCCCGAGGGCAACATCGACAGCAACCGCGTCGTGTCCAACTTCAAGGACAGCGTCTACACCTGCCCAGAGCTGACCATGGCGGCCGTGCGTCCCGGCGCCGACGACAGCCTCTCCCTGCCCAGCCTGCAGGGCAACCGCCGCGTCTACCGCGACGGCCGTGTGGAGGCCGCAAAATGAGCAAGCTCATCGAGTCATCCGAGTACCTGTACGCGCGGGTCCAGTCTATGCACGCGGTGGAGGCGCAGATGCGCGAGTTCCTGCTTGACATGCAGTCGCCGCAGGCGTACGGCGCGTCGGTGCCGCCGGAGATCAGGTTGCGCGCCCACGACCTGCTGCAGATGATGGACCGTGTCGATGGGTAAGCGCTCGCACGTGACGGAGCGCTTGGTTCAGCACCTGCAGGCTGGCGAGCCGCTGACGTCCAGCGAGCTGCTGGCCGTTTGCTTCTGCCACCCGCAGACGCTCAAGATCGCGCTGTACAAGCTGCGCAGCAGCGGCCAGGCGCACATAGCTGGCTGGCGTGACAACCGCGCGGCGCTGTGGACCTACGGCCCCGGTGAGGACGCGCAGCGAAATCCTGGGATGAACGACCGGGAGAAGTACCAGCTGCGCAAGAAGGGCCTGACGTCGATGGAGCGTGATGTCATCCGCAACAGGCGCAACGCCAAGCTGCGCAAGGTTAAGGGTGACCCGCTTGTTAATTTATTCTTTGGGGGGTAGGGATGAAAGTCAGAACAATAAAACATAAGAGCGGATTTGTTGAAACGATCCGCACTAACATGAGCGCAGCGGACGAAGCCAGATGGTTCGCCCGCGTGGCGAATGTTAAAACATTCCCATCAGCGAACCATCGCCGCCTTGATCCATCTCTTGAAGAACAACGCCCACAGCAGATGGTAAAGCGACGCCCTTCTTAAGCGCCTCCTTTAGCCCGGCGACGCCCTGCTCCGCCAAAATTTTGCGAGCGTTTTGGATGTCTTTGCGAATAGGCAAATTTTGCTGGACTGACATTTGCGCATCTCGGATCATGTTGTCGGCCGCTTTTTTGCGTAATGCTGGCTCAATGCGGCTGGCAAATTCTGCGTTTTGCTCTAGGTCTGCCAGAAACTTTGTTGTGGCCTTTGC